TTCACGAGGCTGATTTGGTATTCGTGCTCAGGCTCTTGGCGCTTAGGCTTAGCCGCCGCTTTCGGCGCGATCGGGATTGTCGGGTCGCGCGGACGCATACCCTTTAGGTGGATCGGGCCTTTTACGCGGACACCGAGGGATTTCATGGGACAAAACGTCCGTTTCTATCCCTTATACTCCGAATCCAACCCGTCAAATACCCGACATGAAGATAATTTCCGCTCCTACCGCGCACGAATACGGCCCCCTCTTTAAAGTCAATGTCCGCTAGCATAGCTGCTATTTTTCCACCAGAATCCAAAACGGCAACAGGTTCGATTTTAAACGTCAATTTTTCCGGATTGATGTCCACAGCTACCTCCTCAATGTCCGCGCCCCATCAATCGCAAACGCCAACGACTGATGCCGCACCGTCGCCGGGTTCCATTCATCGGACGGCGGCGATCCGTTCCCGATGCGCGGCAATAGGCCCTCCTGCCGCATCGCCTTTATTTTACTTTCGACGGAGCAGGCTGATCGATTTAACAATCGAGCAATTCGCGTTTTCGTCCATCCATCCGCCACAAGCTCGCGGATCGAGGTAATTTCGGCCGGCGTGTAGGCGTTTCCGTTCATGTCAAATTCCTAAAGCGCGGCGGGGCCGAAGCCCCGCCGGTTTTTACGCGGCCTCAGACACCACTGGCGGCGGCGCCAGATCGTCCAGCGAGGCGGCCGGCCCGGAAAGCAGCGCGTGCGCGGTGATAATCGCAGGGACGCGCTTGGCGGTAGCGAGTTGCGTGTCCGTCCACTTCGCCGCCACCGCCCGCTGAAACGCCAGATTTTCGGCATATCCTGGCGAATTGATTTTGGACTTCCCTGGCGCCTGTTTGGTGGCCGCCTCGGCGAATACGAGCGCCCCGGCCTCGCGCCACAATGCATCGGCGTCAAGCTCGACCAGTTTAACCGCGCCGGCTTTCAATGTGTCGAACACCGATGCAGCGTTCACGCCTTTCGTGGTCAGGTGCTTGGCCAATCCGTGCACAGCCAGGTGGGGGATTGATGCCGGCGGCAGCTCATCAAGCGGATAACGCACGCCGTTAATCACTGCCGCCGTGCTGGTGTGTTCAATTTTTGTTTTCGGCCCGCGCGGGCCTTTTGGTGCACCCATTTTTCTATCTCCTGCCCGCGTGATGCGGGATTCGGAATATACTTAATATTGGCGCTTTATGGAATAGGTAAACCTCGCGCGGGGAGATTAAATGTTGAGTTCGTCGGCTGCGTGGCGCCGACATAGCAGCGACGATGATGATCGTCACAATAAGCGCCGCGCATAATCGGCTGCCCACAAAACTTATCCGGGGTAAACGGGCGGTGGCCGTCGATCCACTGGCATGTGCGGGGTGACGGCAGCGAGCAACCGATATGGGGTTTAGTCGCGGAATGATCGGCGGCAGCATCAACGCCGGGCAGCGTCGGCCCCTTTACGCGGATTGCGCGGTGACTAACGCCCGAGCGGACAATCGGCGATTCGCGTGGCGGCAAAAGAAGCCGATGCGCCTTGCTGGTGACGGAACTTTTCGATATCCGCATCCGAACGCCGATATCGGTCGCAGTCATATCGGTCGCCCACAATTCGCGCAGTTGGTTGCATTTTTCCTCGGTCCACTCGAACTCCTTACCACATCTGGCTGCCATTATGACTCATCCCCCTCAAAGATGTGCCCCGAACCGACATGCGGCGCTGTCGGGGCCAGCAGCGTGATCGCGGCGCGCCCGGTCGCCCTCCGCTTCGGTTTCTCGCTCGGCCAATTCGGCCAACCGCGCTGCCTTGCATGCGGCAAGCAAAGCGCAAATCCATCGACCGGGCGGCGCGTGTAGAAATCCAGAAGATCAGACTTCGCGCCAACGGTGCCAGGGAAGAACACCACGGCATCGGCGCCGCAATCCTGGCAGACGGGTATGGTCATTCGTCCCCCTCAGATTCTGCCTCGGGCGTCACCGCTGATACAGGGCGCACATCTTGGCGCCACGCTTTCCATAAATCTTCTATCAGCACCTTGGTCATCACGCGTCTGGCGTCATTATCCCTATGCGCTGGCGTCCACCCTTCGCGGGTTTCCGTATGCGCCTTACGTTTGGCGTAGATTTCGCCATAGCGTCCAATCGGGCCGGCCGGCGTATCATCTTTAGCACCCCGCCATTGGTGCTTAAACAAGCTGTCCGCGATGTTCCATGCCTCAGATCGACGTTTTGGAGAATACCCATGCTTGGCGGCATCTTCTGCATTTGACCGACGACCCTGCCGTTCACCTTCGATTACCGCCAGGCCAAGGCGTTTCCAGACGCGTTCTTTTGTCGCGTAATTCGACCAATCGCCGCATTCGCCGATTAGGATTGCATAAGACTTCTCGCCAAGGCCCTTGATGGTTGATGCATAACCCCATCCTGGCAGAGTCTGCGCCAATTTACGCATGCGTTTTTCGACTTGGTTGCGGTGCTTATCCCACGCCTCACGCGCACTGGCGGAAAGCACGATTAGCGGAATAGCGACGGAGGGGGCATCGGCCTTGTGGCTTTCAAAGGCTGATTGGCCCCCTCCGTTTTTTTCGACTTCCTTGCGGAAAGCCGAAGCCTTTGCAAAGACTGCCTTGCGCTCTTTCGCATCGGCGTCTTTGTTATAGCCTAACTGAGTCGCGATGAAGCTCTCAACCGAGCGGTCGCACCGGGATTGACTGACGATGCAGAATTTACGCTGCCGTTGAAGCGCGATTAGCTCGGAAATGGTGGCGGCGAGGGCACACGTCAGCTGGTGTTCATCTGGAATTTGGCCCTCGCCGCCGGGGGGTATTGGTTCATTGGCGCGCATGCGCTCTTCGGCCCCCGTCTCTGAATATTCGATGATGGCAGGTGACAGTAGGTGGTCACACCCGGAGTGGCCATCATCTCGGGGCACAACATGAATGGGATTCATCACATCTATGGCCCCAATAGGTATTGCAGGAGAGGGCACCTGAAAGCTGGTAACCAGTCCACTTTTGGCCCCCCCTGCAACTCATTCCGCATGACACACCTCCGCCTGCGCATAAAGCGCCTGAGCGTCATCCGGTGTGCGATATTTCTTGATTGGCTGATCTGGCGGCAGGTTTTGGGTCAGCAGGCGCACAAATCGCGCATCACGCTCACGGGACGACGCCCACCTATTCGCCTCAACCGGCGTCACATCGCCAATCGATTGACCGTTGACCTTGAAGGTATCAAGCAGCGACAGGCGCGTGACGTTCGCAATCGCCGCCGCTCCCGCCGCTGCTGTTGGACGGAGGGCATCCGGATTATGGTGATCACGGGCGGGGTGGCCCCCCGTTTCGTTTGCGGGGTCAGGCGTTCCGTGGCCAGCACTTGGGCTTTGGACCCCTCCGGATTTTGGCGTTTCTGCCAACTTCCGATTCTGTGCATGAATTTCGGCCGCCGCCTGCGTCAGCCAGAACTGAGCGGCCTGTGCGCGATACGGTGCGAGTAATTCCCAAAGCAAATCAGGGTCTTTGCGCACCTTGGCGTAAAATGCATCTTTTGCGCCGTCCCAATTCTTTGGGCTGCAATGGATTGCCTCGCGTGCCACCTGCATCATCCTCCGTTGCAGACGGTCCTGTTGGTCCGTCCAATTTATACTTTTGTATTCTTCCCTCTGCTCGGTGGTCATGGCGATGGTTTCGTTCGCGATAACCTCCAAACGATTTCGCGGGGTCTGATAGCCGGCGGCTCGGAACGCTTCGGCCATAGCGCTCACACCCATAATTACGCCACCCCAAAAAAAGCCGGGCATTCGTCTGACCCGGCAAGTTGAGGGAGACGTCCAAGGCGCTGTGAGGGGCGCACCCCATCCCGGGTGACCGGAATTTGGTTGAGGGTTGGCATCACATCCCCCTCTGCGTATAGTAGATAACGCCCGCCACCACGATGATCGGGCCATAGGCGATGGCCAGAAGCCACAGGAGTAGGCGGTAGTCGGGCGGGGGCTTCATGCGGCGGCCACGTCGAATAGGTCAACGGCGTTGCTTTCGGCATTAATCAAATGCCGGCCGGCCTGCTCATAGTATTCCTTTTTCAACTCAACGCCGACAAACTTCCGACGATGCTTCAGAGCGACGTAGCCTTCAGAGCCTATGCCTGCAAACGGTGAAAGCACAACATCGCCAGGGTTGGACCAAAGCAATGTAGCCCGCTCCGTTAAGTCTAGCGGCATCGGGCAGATGTGCCGCTCAGATTGCGCGTCTTTCACCGCATTTAGAACGTCCGTCTCGCGGGTGTTCATCCACACTGGCGATGCCGCTTCCTGCCACCAATCAAGGGGAAAATCCAATTTCGTTTTTTCGACAGGCAGCACATCGCACTGATCTGCTTCGGTCGCCCACTTGCGAAAGACGACAAAATACTCGGGCAAACCTTGCCGCGAAAACGAAGAGTCCGCCCGGAGCTGCTTATACAACAAGCCGTGCGCCTTGGTTTTCGTCATTTCCCGAACCGGGCAACGCCAAATCGTCACGCGGCTGTGAAACGTAAACCCCGCATACTCGTGCGCCCGAATGAGCATGCCCGGAAAATCCCGCAAGCCGGCACGTCCCGACTGGTGTTTGTAGTGCACAAGATCTTTGCAGTGCACGGCGACCACGCGACCTGGACGCATCACGCGGTAAAGCTCAGCCAGCAAATAGGTGTAGTGATCCATAAACTCCGCGTCATTGGCGCAATTGCCCATGTCGGCAATCGAATCGTTGTAGATGTATAACCCCGAAAACGGCGGGCTATAAACCGAAAACCCAACCGAGTTGGACGGCAATTGCCGCACTACATCTACGCAATCGCCATGGTAAAGCGCGAAGTCGCGCCCGTGAGTTTCATTCAAGCAACGGATTTCAGCCACGACGGCGCTCTCCCGATATGTGTTGGATTATAGGCAACTTTGAGGACGCTTTCGGTTTCCCTGCAACGCGCCATAGCCGCCGCCATCGCCCGCTTCATCCGGCCATGGTCATCGGCCTTGCGATCAATCACCCGCCCGATCTGTTCCTCACCCTCAGCCACCATAAGGTGAACCTGAACTTCTCGAGTTTGGCCGTAGCGCCAGCACCGCCGCACTGACTGATACCAAGCCTCATACGAAAACGACCTGCCAACATAAGCCACTCGGGCACAATGCTGCCAGTTCATTCCCTGTCCGCAGACCGATGGCTTACTGATTAAAACCAGAGTCTTGCCTTCAGAAAACGCAGCCAGCGCCGCCTCTTTTTTATCGGCAAGCTGACTACCGCGAACTTCAACCGCGCTGGGTATGGCTGCGCGCAAACAGTCCGCTTCGTAGTCAGTGTCACACCAAATAATCCACGTCTCAGCGGGCTCACTATTAACGTTCGAGGCAACTTCCTGCGCGCGAGCTTCAGCAGTTTGTCGCTTTACATCATGAATGTTGGTGGCGCTCAATTCTTCCAAAAACAGCGCGTCCATCGGGCGGCGCACGTCGCCGGCCACTTTGTGGCGGATAATATGCAGCGGCGGCAAATCAAACCCAGTCGCGTCAAAACCAAGATCGGCAGGAGTTTCGGCACACCGAGACCAAGAAGCCATCCAATCCCAAAACGCGGATTCACCTGCCTTCTTCAGCCTATAGCGCCCCATTTCGGTCTGATCGGACATAAACCACCGCGCCAGCATCTCATTGCTAGGCATGATGCCCAAAAATTGCGCGTGCTGGCCGAGTTCCATGTGATCGTTCGGCGCAGGCGTGGCGGTGGCGCAGAGCTTAAACCGATGACCCTCAAACGCCGCGATGAGCGCGCGCGTAGTAGCTCCCGTGAAAGATTTGAGAATGCTGGACTCATCCAACGCCACCGCGCCAAACTCGCACGGGTCAAGATTGTCCAATCGGTCATAGTTGCAGATATTTATACCTGGCCGCGCGTCCGATTGTTCACGGATCACCCGCGCATCGTATCCCCAGCGGTGAGCCTCGCGCTCAATCTGCCGCGCCACCGCCAGAGGGGTAAGCAGTAAAGCGTAGCCGTTGCTGGCATCGGCGCATTGCTTGCACCATTCCAGCTCGTTGAACGTCTTGCCCATACCAGTGTCGAGGAACAGACCAGCACGGCCTTGCCGGATTGCAAACGCGGTTGCGGCCTGCTGATCGGCCCGCATTGACGGGTGCATCTGGCTAGGCTCAAACCCTACAGCGCGCGGCTTGGGAACTTTGCCGGCTAGGAATTGCTGGTAGCCGTCCATTACGCCCCCACACTCGGAGCATCCCAAAGATCAGGCCGAACCTCATGCCGGGGAATACCCAGCTTGGCCTCAATTTCCAGCGCGCGCTCGGCGGTCACGGTGCGTTTGTCAACCCGCCAGAGACGCACCGCCTCATCGCTTAACCCCAACCGACCGGCCACCGCCGTGTCAGTTAGCCCCCGTGCTGCCATTGCTGTGCTCATGCTCATGTGCAGCATAGTGGCAACGCGATGTTGGTTTGTCCAGAGAAAAAGTTACGTCCGCTTACAACTTTCTGTTGACAGCCAACTCCGCGTTGTTATGATGCCTCCACGCCAGCCCCACTGCCTGGCGCGGAGGATGAGATGGCTGGCGAGATCGAAATCAAGAAGGCGAACCAGGGCGTGCGGATCAGCCGCCAGGGCAACGGCTTTTACAGCATCTACGCTGTCAATACCCGCAACGGTTTTGACGATTGCACCGTAATCCGCGGCAAATCCCATTCGACTGAGGCCGGCGCTCGCAAGTGGGCCGCCAAGCAGTTGGAAGCCGCCTAATGCGCCCCCACGCGCGCAGTGTGACCGCGCACCGTTCAGAAATTGAATACGCCCGGCGTGCCATTCGGGTGGCACGGGCAACCACGATGGGAGTGGTGCAATGTCAACCTTTCAAATAAAAAACCGCTTTACCGGCGCGGTCCAATTTGAGTGCGACCTAAGCGCGGACGCCGATGGCGCGAGCTTCGGTGTGCGCCTGGGGCTGGCGGTGCGAAAAGCACGTATTGTTAAGGCCAATCTGCGGGAGGCCCTTCTGCGCGGGTCCGATCTGAGTGCGGTCGATCTGCGCGGGGTCGATCTGAGCGGGGCCGATCTGAGTGAGGCCGATCTGAGTGATTCCAATCTGAGTAAGTCCAATCTGCGCGGGGTCGATCTGAGCGGGGCCAATCTGAGTGATTCCAATCTGAGTGATTCCAATCTGAGTGAGGCCAACCTCGCCCCTATCAAGCAAGATTTTTTGGCCGAAGTGCTGCGTCTCCCAAACGAGCTTGAGGCATTGCGTGCGGCGATTGTCGAGGGCCGCATTGACGGCTCAAGCTATTCAGGGAAATGCGCCTGCCTGGCCGGCACGTTGGCGAAAGCGGCCGGCGTAGAAAGTTATCATGGCGGCGATTTTATTTCCTCCCCTGGCATCCGGTTTCACGCCAGCGCCACCAGCCCGCGCGAGTCGTTTTTTACCGCCATCAGCCCCGGCGACACGCCCGACAAAAACGGCGCGGCAGCAATTGCGCTGGAATGGACGGATGAGGCCATTGCTATCCGCAATATGATCCGCGCG